ATGATTGTTACCGCGCGAATTAATGATTTAGATGATATCGAGAAAAAAACGAACACCAATACTTCTACGGGTGAATCTCGCGATTCGGGTATTGTCCGGTTACAGATTTTCAATCCTTCCGAGGTGATTGAGTGTCGTGTCGCTCCTGATTATTGGGACTCTATGGGGGCTGGGGCTGATTTGAAGAAGCTGATTGATAAAAAGTCTGAGTTCAAAATTCAGTTCACTGAGCGTTCGTTTGCGGGTGACGGTGGTAAGCATGTGAGCTTCTCTGGTTGGCATTTATTAGGTATTCCTACCCTCGATAATAAAGCTGGTAGTTAACTTTGCAGAGGTGATTATGTATTCGGGTACGCCAGAACTTTATTTGCCAGTTCGTACACAATGTATATTTGTCCGTTATTACACATTTCAGGTTCAGGCTGGTAAGAATATTCCCATCTGGATTTACGATAAATATGTTCTCCCGTTTGTGAGGTGATTATGTATATTCCAGTCTGTGCAGTTGAGCTAATTAGCGGTGATTGTCCTGTAGGCTGGACTGTTAAATATGTTGCTGAGGTAAGTCTTACAGCATCGGATTTAAAAATGTTACTCGGAGCTTCCTTAGCTCCTTTAGTTACAGCGTTTGCGTTTCGTCGTATACGTTTATCAATCCATGATTAAAAAGGAAATTTACATATGAAAAAGTCAAATATTGCGCTAGTTGTTCTTGTTAGTTTAACTGCGGCCTCTCCTGCGTTAGCTGAAGGACTGGATGTTTCAGGAGCTGTTGCCATTATTGGTACTATTACTGCTGCGGTTAGTGCTATTGGTGCGGCTAAATTAGCTCCGGCTGCTACATCAATGGCCTTCAAGTGGGCTAAAGGTGCCATCTTTAGCTAATTAATTTCGGTTAACTTATTTCTAATTAGGGTGGCAATTGCTGCCCTTTATTTTATTTGGAGGCCAATATGTTCGACCAATCATGGATGTTAGGTGGTTATTGCATGGCTGTTTTTATTTTGTCTATGTCTATTTTATTAGGTGGCGGTAATAACTAAGGAGTGGTTATGCGTTATTTATGTCTTGTGTTGTTATTGTTTAGTTTTAATTCTTTCTCTGCTGTTAATAGATTTAGGTCTGATGATGCACCGGGTTGTGCTGGAGCGACGAATAGGGTTGTTGCGCAGTTAAAATATCTTGTTAAATATGCAGCGGGTTATAATCCACCGCGTTTTGTTGTTGTTGATGCTAATGAAGTTAAGGTCTCAATGGGTATGTGTCATGGTTATCTTGAGACTCATGAACAGGCAGCCTGCCCTGAAGACCAGCCTAATGAAACTGAGCTTGGTTGCGCGCCTGATGATGAGCCTAATCCTGAACCGTGTTTAGGAGGGGGAATCCCTGTGAATGGTATTTGTCCTCCGATTGGTCCAGGCGATGATGACAACCCTAATCCTGAACCATGTTTAGGTGGGGGAATTCCTGTGAATGGTATTTGTCCTCCGATTGGTCCTGGAGATGATGACAACCCTCCCACAGGTGGTGGAGATGATGACAACCCTCCCACAGGTGGTGGAGATGATGACAACCCTCCTACAGGTGGCGGTGGTGATGACAACCCTCCTACAGGTGGTGGAGATGATGACAACCCTCCTACAGGTGGCGGTGGTGATGACAACCCTCCTACAGGTGGCGGTGGTGATGACAACCCTCCTACAGGTGGCGGTGGTGATGACAAACCTCCCACAGGTGGCGGTGGCTTCCCTGATTTTTGTCGTGACAATCCGGATATTTGCCTGTATCCGCCAGATGACCCCGCTTGTTATGACAACCCTGCATTGTGTGACGTTCCTGAGAATGGAGACCTTCTTGCAACTATCCGGCAGGTTACGGAGGCCGTCAAAGACCAGCATTACAATACAAATACAGTGATAAAAACGAATACCTTAAATACTGCGAATAATACTAATGATTTATTATCGGCAACTGAGGCCAATCATGACCAATTAAATAAGATTTCATCTAACATTAATTCAATAGCTAACAATACCAGTGATGCCAATGCGTTAATAAAAAACAATACAGCAAAGATAGTCGGTGCAATTAAGGATATTGAGGGCAATGATTACTCAGGCCAGTTGTCCGCTATTAAATCCGAATTAACTCAGGTGGGAAATGAACTGCAAAAAGGCTTTTGTGATAAAAACCCTAACCATGAATCTTGTGTCGAGAAAAAAGCGGACACTTCATCATGTGAGAAATTTGTTTGTACTGGTGAGCCAGTTCTCTGCATGTTGTTGGAAGTTGAGCACCAAAAGAAATGCTTCTTGCCTAACTTCGATGGAATTGGAGAAGGCATTGATAAAATAATTTCCGAAAGTAACCCATCACAATTAATACAATCTGATGTTATGGACTTCTCAAACCCTGATGATAAATACTTAAATGGTGGTGGTGTTACTTTGAAAGGCTCATGTCCGTCTCCAGTAACCGTCAATGTATTTGGTGAAACGGTTGGATTCAGTTATCAGCCTATTTGTGATATTGCTCGTTTACTTAATCCTTTCGTTATTGCAATGGCATGGATTGTTGCGGCTATTTCTGCTGGTCGTGGGATTAGCAATTTATAAAGGGATTAATTATGGCATATATAACATCGTTCCTAACGTGGATTACTACGTCACTATTACCTCGATTGATTCCTTTCATAGGTTCTATTGCTATTCAGTGCGCGTTAACACTCGGTTTCTCTCTGGTCGTTGTTGAGGGGGTTAATATTGGTCTAGATTATTTTGTTAATCAAATAGATTCCAGTTTTGGCGGAATGCCTTCTGACATAATCGGCATTATGGGCTTATTGGGGCTAGATAAGGCGGTCAACATTATTCTTACCGCTTATTTGTTTGTGCTCGGATTAAAAGGGCTGTCTGCACGCAAATTCATTCCTTCATGGCGTGGCGCAGCAAAATAGATTGGAGAGTTAAAATATGGAATATGGATTGTCCGGTTTGCCTGGTGCGGGTAAAACACTGAACGCAATAGATATGGTTACTAGTGAAGAACTGTTTGCTGAACGTGAAATTTACTATCACCGCATCCCTGTTCTTATGTTGGATTATGAGGTGTGTTGTTCTTTTCAAGGTTGGTTTTATGGTTGGTATTTACATAACAACTCTTCTAATTCAGCTCTAACAAGAAAGGTCTCTCAGATACACAAAAAGGAAGATCGTTTTATCGAGCCAGAAGATTTTCCTTATCTTGTAAAAGATCATTCAGAATCTAATCCGGTTGAAGTTTTCCTGTATTGGATTCGCCGTGTTTATTCAAAAGAGCGGTTGGCTTTGTTGGATGAGTACTTAGCAATACGGGAAATTGAAGAATCAACGTTAACATTTGAAGACCTCAAGCCTCTAAATTATCACTGGACAGAATTTAAAAACCCGAAAGATTGGGTTAATTTACCCAACCAGTGTATTGCGGTAATGGATGAGATTCATCATTACTGGCCACCAAGAACGCGGGGTGATGTACCGTCAGAACTAGAAGCAATTTCTACGCATCGCCATACAGGTAAAGATTTGGTTTTGATTACTCAGGACTTTGCCAATGTTGACATTTTTATCCGTCGAATGATGAACTATCACACGCATTATGAATTTGCAGGGGCTGACCGTGTGGCGTGTTTCAAACGGAAAAAGTATATCGATATTAGCAACCCGTTTGACAAGAAGTCGGCTGACAAGTCTCTGGTTAAGCGTCCGGTTCATTTGTATGGTTCATATTATTCGACCGAACGTGACACCAACAGTAACAAGCTAAGTAAGGGGGCTAAGAATGGTTTAATTCTCGGAGCCGTTTCTATCGTGGTTTTTTTGCTGGTTATATTTGTTGGAGGGCCATATTTATATTCACAGTTCTTTGGTGAGCCAGAACCCACAGATGATGAAGCTAATATTGAAAAGACAACAGCAGCAGCCAATACGCAAACAACACAACCAGTGAATTTTGATGCAATGGTATATCAACCCAGTTTTGATGCAATTCCGTGGTCAGCGCCTTTATACAGCAATGCCCTACAAGCTTCGTCATACCCTGACTTGATGTGTTTTATGGTCGAGGATAATTGCCAATGCGTAACCCAGCAATCAACCGTTTATATGATGGAAAAATCACATTGCGAGAGCATTGCTAACAATGGCTTATTTGACCCGCATCTGGAGTCGGAAACTCAGAATGTTAAAGAACAATCTCAATCAAAGGGACTTTTTAAATGAGATCATTACTTTTCGCTCTAGCGCTGCTCGCGTTCTCGGCCAATGCAACCGTAACAGCGAATGCAGCAGGCAAAACGCTTGACCAGTTTTTCGTAATGGCCGCGCAGGTTTTTTCCAAAGCGCTGATAGTAGACCCAGCAGTAAACGGTACGCTTAAAGTTTATGGTGTGGGGAATGGCAACTTTCAGAAAGTGTTTTACAGCATATTGCGAGCGCATGACCTTGGTTATATGGAAACGGATGACGTAATTAGGGTTTATCTGAAATCTGACAAGGATAAACCGTCAACGGTTACAGACAGACAATCTCTGTATGACTACATTGCCTCATCAGTATCAGATGTGTATATCTCCGGTAGCATGTCGTATTACAAGGCAGGTTCAGAACCTCGATACGAATATGCATTTATCCAAGGCCAATCACGCAATGTCTTTAGCCCTGAGAGCATCGGCCTGAAAGTGGTAGCGGTCCACTCTTGTCTGGCACAGCTTCGGTTTGATACATACACAACGTTCGTTACCTGTGAACCATACAGGACACCAGAAAAGCCGGAGGAGCAAAAACGGGAATCGATACGTTCAATATTTGATGAGAAAAGTAATGATATTAAATCTAGTAAGAAGGAAATCTCTAAAGAGAGTTAATTGTTACGTTACTTTATTAATTGCTTATGTCTTACTGTGGGATATATAATTAGCTTATATAATGATTATTATATTATTAGTCGCCGTGCATATGTCACATTATAATTGCAATTAAAAACGTCAATTTCATTTTAACGTAATTGACGTGATTTATTGGTTGTATTTCCTGTAATTAATTCTGAGGGCTTGTTTTTTACCCCTTTATATTAATAAAGGTTTTTTTTCGAACGTCTTAAAATCGATTAGAGAAGGAATTTAAAAAAATCAATGAATAATTTCCGGAAAAGTGACGACGGCTTAATAAGCGGTTTTTCTGTGTGGCACCTCCTCCGAATTTTCTGAGTGTGGTGGATTATCCGTGCGGAGCTATCGATATAAGTATCAGCGGAAAAGCCCTCCTTCTTGCGAGGCTATCTTTTGGTTTCAGGGTTCTCCTGCATGTAGGCTCTTGCGATGGAATTTGGTGTGCAGTGTCACTTCTGAGTGCTCTCACCTCCCCCTGCAAAGCTGGTTTTTTATTGTGGCTCGAGTTAACTGATAGAGAATGGTGTTTTTGAATGTCGGATGACAACATAACTCACAGCGTTTATATCAATATTTGATTCAATATGCCTCTAGGTGTATAGATCCTTTCCTCTAATTGCAATGATCATGTTGTGAGGTTGGCGATGGAATTGCCTAATATTTTTCTGACTCTGGTTATCTTTGTTGTGTTAACTCTTCTTCTGAGTATGGCAAAGGCTTTTCAGAAAGGTTCAGTACGAAATGATACGGTAAATTATCAAAGTATTGGCGCACTGTTTACTCAAGCGGAGCGCTCATTTTACGGTGTATTAATGCAGGCTCTCAAGGATGAGTATGTGGTGTTTGGTAAGGTTCGAGTTGCGGATATTATCAAACCTCAAAGTGGCCTTAGTCGTTCCGAGTGGCAACGCTCCTTCAATAAGGTTTCAGCAAAACATATAGACTTTGTAATCTGCAATAAAAATACTTTGTCTGTTTTATGTGCGGTTGAGCTTAACGACTCTAGCCATCAAAGAGCTGACAGAGCAAAGCGTGATGCATTTTTATCAGAAGCTTTCTCTTCTGCAAAAATCCCGTTGGTTGAAATCAAAGCAAAGCGTGCATACATGATCAGTGATGTCCAAAATCAACTCGAATCCTATATAGCGGAACCGCCTATTTCAAGTACTGGCGATATCAAGGCTTGTCCTCAATGTGGTGCTGCATTAGTTGAACGAGTAAGTAAGCGCGGTAAGAATCAAGGGAATTCATTCTTGGGGTGTTCTACATACCCTAAATGTCGCTATGTAGAAGAAAGTCTAGGATGAATCTCCCGTGGTGTATCACGGGGGTAGATTCCCATCATGTCCTTCAGCATGCAAAAAGCTGTCTGCACGCTTCGTAGGTTGAGATTTGACACGTAACCTTTAGAAGCAGTTCTTTACTCCTGCTCTTGTCATGTTGAGATAGGTAAAAACAAGATAAGGAGTATCTATATGCGTTGGCTTTGTATTTTTCTGTTTCTCTTTACAACCCTGTCAGCTCAGGCCGCAACGGTTGAGGATTATGTACAGCAGTATAAGAATTTACCATGTAGTGGCATTACCACGGCCATGGGTGATATACGCATGAAGCTAAAGATGGTATCCAGCAATAAGGAAAAATTGGAGTACTACAATCGGTTATTTGCTTTGTCTAAATTAAGAAAATCAAAGCGGTGCTTTGGACAGGCTTATACATAACCTCTAGTTTTAACGGTTTCGGTGGGTTTCCTGTTGCAAACCCATCCCCTCATTTTCAACCATCTACCACACCTGAAACCGTACTAAACTTTCATACTAAAAATGCATGGATTGTCATACATAACTGTGTAAAATATCAGGCAGTATACGATATGAAGCTGAGTTGATAGTTTTACTATGCAAAATCAGCTATTTAACGTAATTGGTATTAAGCGAATAAGTATCACATATATTGGGGGCTATTTTGACTGTACTAGATAAAGGTAATTTTTCATTAAATTTAGGTTTCATGCAGTTAGGCGGTGAATTATCAGAATTTGATAGACAGTGTGCTTGGGAACTTTATACGGAGTTATCAACACGTGTTGCTGTTTCAGGTAAGATAAATCGAGATGTTGACGATTTTTCAGGTGAAATTTTAATAGAAAGCCTTTCTTCTCTTTATAGCTTTTTCCAAGAAGCTCGAAATATAATGAAACGCTTTCCTGTAGGGAAAATTAGCATGGATGATGAAGATAATCATTTGGGGGTTCTAGTAAATCGGATTTTATCTGATGTACTAAGACCTTTCTTAGAAAAATGGCAATCAAATTTTAGGCATTGGTGGGAAGAGGAAAGCAACCCTAGAGTATCACCAATGGAAAGACAGGCTTCATTTCCTGAATATGATGATTTTATAGCTGATTGGGGTTCTGTTAGATACCTAATGCGTCAAGTTAGAGATGAAATCGCAAAACAATATAAGCTTATTAATATTCAATAG